TCAGCTTCCGGTGAGCCGCCTGGCTAGCCGGCCCAACAGGCCCGCGTCGGCGTTGCCCTGCTTTTCCTGGCTGCGCTTGTAGACGTAGATGCCGAGCACCGAGAGACCGACGGTCCAGATGGTGCCGAGGCTGGCCATCGCGGCGACCACGGCGCCGGCGCTCTCGGGCTCGGCCACGATGACGTACGCAATCGCGCCCATCTGGGCGCCCCAGGTCAGCGCCATGACGTAGCCGAAGGTCGGCCGCATGCGCCGCACGTAAGGGTCGTCGGAGGCCACCTCGGCGCGGATCGTGGCGTTGACCTCCTTCAGCCAGGTCTGGTCGCGCCGGGCCTCGGCCTCGGCCAGGCGCTCGACGTGGCGGTTGGCCTCCTTCAGCGCCGCCGGGTCGAGCGTGCCCTGGCCGATGGCCGCGTCGACCTGCCCCAGCGCGTCGGACGCGGCCTTGGCGATGGGGTTGTCGACGCGGCCCAGCGCGCCGCCGACCACGCGGGCGAGCAGCGGGATGCCGACCTGGGCCAGCAGCAGCGGCAGCATCAGGCCTGGCCCAGGACGGCGAGGAAGACCAGGCCCAGGCCGACGCCCAGCCCGACGAGCGCGCCGAGGCCGAAGGCGGTACGCGGGCGCAGCGCGCTCCAGCGAGCGCGCAGGACGTCGAAAGCGTCACGGATGTAGTCGAACATGGCTCACCTCAGGTCGTTGTAGAACAGGACGCCGCCGATCTCGGCGGCAGGGGCGCGGCCGCGCGCCCACACGGGCGCGGAGTCGCGGTCGTGGTAGCGGGTGGCGCCGCGGGTCGGGTCGACGAGGGTGCCGGCCAGCGCCCGGCGCGCGACGCGGCGACACAGTTTCAGGACTTGGCCGCCGGGGGCCGTCGCCATCGCGGCGCGCGTCGCCGGGTCCGGGTCCCAGCAGGCGAACTGCCAGGGCGCCAGGCAGGCCTCGCGCACCGCCGCCGCGCGCACGGCCCAGTCGGCCGACCAGGGCACGCGGTTGACGACGACGGCGGCCAGCGCCTCGATCGCCGGCAGATCGGGTGTGCGCGCCTCGGCGTAGAGGGTGCGGGCGAAGACCTCGACCGGGTCCATAGGCACGGCGTCGATCATTTGCCGGCCCCGTGCGTCGGCACCGGCCGGCCGCCCAACAGCGGCGCATCCAACTTGGCCTCGATGCGCAGGAGGTGCGCGGTGAGACGGCGCTCGACGTCCTGCAGGTTGGCGATCGAGGCATAGGATTTGGCGATCTCCAGCCGGTCCGCGGCCAGGCGCTCGCGCAGCGCGGTGTCGGTCTCGGCGGTGCGGTGGTCCAGCCGGTTGAGCCCGGCGTCGCCGTCGCGGCGCGTGCGCCAGGTCAGCCAGAACAGGCCGGCCAGCGCCGGCAACTCGACCGCCGTGACCCACCACACGAGGTCGAAGGTCCAGTGGGACGACATGGCTCGGTCCTTCACGGTTGGGCACAAAAAAACCCCCGGCGAACCGGGGGCAAGGGAGGGAGGTTGGCCCCTCACGTGGGGCCGGGGAGGAACGCTTAGGTCAGGCCAGGGGCTCCTTCACCTTGACCTCGATGGTCTGCCAGGCCTCGCCGGCGGCGACGATGCAGCTAACCCCGTTCGGCAGCGTTGCGAGGATCGTCCACGAGCCGTTCGGCGCCGTGAGCAGCTCGTAGACCTTGCCGCGCAGGCCGAGGCCGATGCCGACGGGCGCCTCGCCGTAGACCTTGTCGAGCCGCTCGATGAGGCCGGTGCGCTCGCCGCACATGGTCTGGGCCGACGCCTGCGGAGCGCCGGACACGAGCGCCGCGGCGATAACCGTCGCCACGAGGAGCATCTTGCGCATATCCGACCTCCTTTCGTCGCTGTCGGCTGGCCAAACTCCATAGAACTCGATAGTATTGATCCACCTGCGGAATTCTGTCAGCCGATTCATCTCTCATCTATAGATATAATCGCTTTGCGCGATTTTTGGAGTGACCGAAGTCACGCTCACGAATGCGTCATTCGATCTTAATAAAATGACACAAATCGCACGAAGTCCGTGATTTTATTTCGTCATTACTGACGCGAATGCGCGCAGCGCGATCCAGCGTCTCAGGATTCCGGCCCGGCAGATGCCGGCAGCGTCTCCCAGCTGGTGCCCGCGGCGACCGCGCAGCTGCGCCCGTCGGGCAGCGTGACGAGCAGCGTCCACGAGCCGCCGGGTGCCGCCAGCACTTCGACGAGGCGCCCGCCCGCGGCGAGGGCGCGCGCCACCGGCCGCTCGTCGTGCTCGCGCGCCAACCGGGCGACCAGGGCGCCGCGCGCACCGCACACGGCCTGCACCGGCGTCGCGGGCGGCGTCCCGGCAAAGGCCGGCGGGTTGGTGCAGGCGTAGAGTATCAGCGACAGCGCGAACGCCGCCGCGCGGCCGGAAACCGGCCACCGGGTCGTGAGCATGGGGTTCTCCTTCGGATGTCGGCGCGAGCGCCGGGGCAGCGTCAGACAGCAAATTCCGTGTCGGCGGCGAAGCCGCCGGTGCCGGGCCGCCAGTCGGCCGCGGCGGGCGGGCGCGGCAGGCGCGGCAGGCGCACCGGCTCGGCCGCCAGCGCGCCGGCGACCGCGTCCAGGCCGTCGTCGGCGCCGCGCGCGCCGGGGCGCCAGTCGCGCATCTCGGCGACGAACGGCGTGTCCCACAGGCCGCGGTGGGCATGCAGCGCGCCGGCCGCCAAGGGCGCCTCGAACGCCTCGACGATGCGCAGGTCCTTGGGCCGCGTCGAGGCGACCTCGCGCACCGCGCACGGCGTGCCGGCTTCAGCGAGCGCGCGGCGCAACAGCCCCGGCAGGAAGCGGCCGAGGCCATTGGTCTCCACGTGCACCGCCGGCAGGTGCAGGTCCTTGGCGAAGCGCGCCACGGCACGGCACTGGCGCGTCGCCGGGTCGCTCTCGTCGCCGTCGGACGGGCGCAGGTAGTGCACGCGGTGCAGCCAGTAGTCGCCCCGCGCGTCCGTGTAGACGGCGGCGACGACGCTGGCGTCGCCGGTCCGCGTTTCGTGCGCGGCAAACGCCGGGTCCCACCAGGCGTTGGCCGAGACCAGGCGCTGCCCGGCGAGGAACAGCGCCGCCTCGCCATTGCCCTCGCGGTAGTCCAGCTCGGCCTCGTAGAGCCGCAACCTGTCCGGGTCGAGCCGGCCGCCGGCCAGATTGGTCGGCTGCAGCAACAGCTGCGAGGCGAACTTCGTCGGGCCCGTGCGGCGCCGGATGGCGGCGACCTTCTCCGGCGGAAAGCGCTCGGGCCAGGTCGAGCGGCCGCGGCGGTCGAGCAGCGGCAGCTCGAGGCGCCGGAAGCCGGCCAGGAACGGCGCCGCCTCGCCCAGCTCCGGCCGTGCCGCGTCGGCGTAGATCGTGTAGTAGCTGTGCGGCGTGCCGATGTAGAGCTGGGTGCCGCCGGGCACCAGCACGTAGTCGATCTCCGCCAGCCGCTCACGCAGGTCGGCGCGCTTGGGCGCCGTGTCGCAGGTGTTCGGCACCTCGACGTCGTCGCAGATCACGAGATCCGCGCGGCAGCCGGTGATGTTGGCGCCGATGCCGCGGGCGAGGACGGACGGGTCGCGCAGCTCGGTCCCGCGCGCGACGGTGAACTGGTCCGACGCCCACTCGTCGGCGCGCGCCGGCTTCAGGCCCTGCGCCAGCGGGTGACGCTCGACGATGCGCTTGACGTTGCGCACCATCTTGCGGGCCAGCGCCTGCTCCGCCGACAGCACCAGGATGCGCAGGTCGGGCCGGCGGCTGAGCAGCCAGGCGCAGAACAGACCAACCAGGGTCGACTTGCCGCTGGAGCGAAAGGCCAGCAGCAGCAGCTCGCGGTCGTGCGCGCGCCAGCGGGCGCCCAGCCAGCGCGCCATGCGCAGGTGCAGGCCGGGCGTCGCCAGGTCCTGGCGCTCATTCCAGATCCAGACGAACTCAGGAAAGCGGGCGGGCGTCATAGGCGGTCCTCGAGCGACCTGAGTGCCGCGCGGGCCCGTGTCACCAGGCCCTCGTGCGCCGACCGGTCGCTCTCCGGCGGCGCGTTGAGTGACCGGCCCAGGCGCAGCAGCACCTCGACGTGCGCGAGCGCCGCCTTGCACGCGGCGTGATGGGCCGCGAAGCCCTTGGCGTCGGTCGGCACGGGGGCGCCCGCGAAGTCGCGGTAGCTGGCGACGGCGGCGGACAGCAGTTCCGGCCAGTCGGCAACCGGCGGATCGGCTTTGCGGCCGCTCACCAGCCGGCGGCGATGTCGTAGGCGTCGACCGCCGCGACCGTGGCGAGCGCCTGCATCGCGTTCTTGTGGCCGCGCCCGGTCTGCTTGACGAAGGCGACGAAGTCGCGGTGCGCCGCGGCGAAGTCAAGGAACGCGGCCTCCGTCATCGCGTGGGTGACGTTGGACTTGTCCCACCAGCCGATGGTCGCGAGTCTGCCCGGCAGTCCCTTGCCGGCGGCGATGCCCGCGGCGATCGCCGTGATGTTGTCCTGCGCCTCCGCGTCGGCGTCGAAGGTCGCCGCCAGCGTCGCGTAGACGAAACCCGCGGCGAGCTTGGCGTCGCGCAAGGCGTCGACCTCATGCTGGCGCCGGACCTTGGCGTCGTCGGGTGTCTCGGCGGGATCGGGGGTATTGGCCTTGGCCAGCCAAGCCTCGTAGTCCCGGCGGTGGCGATTGAGCGGGTCGTTCGGGATCGTCAATCCGTCGCTGGTGCGGACCACCACGTCGCCGCGTGTCAGCTTGTAGTCGGTCATGGCTTGCAGCTCCGCGTCGAGGGTTAGGCGTGCCGTCAGGTCGTAGGCAGCCCGCAGCAGATAGGCGTTGCGGGTCGTCAGACTCGTCCCGTTGCACGTCAGTTGCACGGACCTGGTCGTGATCTCGTTGGCATTGAAGCTGGCGATGGCGCCGCCGGCCAGAAGCTCCCAATTGCCGGAGCAACCGAACGATGGCGCGGTGCGCATCACGACCGGATTTTCGAGCGTAATGTAGGAGTTGTTCGTGCCGCCCGCGCCGGTCACCCCGACGTTCTCATTCGCGACCTGGCCACCGAGTTGCCAGTAGTAGCGTCGGCAGAGCGCCAATTCGGCCGCGATGGGCCGAGACTCGAAGCCAGTGCCATCCGTGGCCGAGGCGCCCACGGCTTCGAGCTGGACGCCCGTGATGAAGTACCAGTCCCCAGTCGGGGCGGTTCCCACCGGGGTGTTCCGGATGAGGACGCCGACTTGCGTGATATCGTCCGCAACGGCCGCGGGCAGGACGTGGATGAACTTCTGCCACGACGTCGTGAGCGTGTGGCTCTTGTCGTTCTTCGTCCACGTCGTCCAGTTGCCGTCCATCATGCCGGACGGCGGCTCATCCGTCCCCGTGCCGGTGGAAATGCGGCTCATCAGGATCTTCCCGCTGGGCGTCCAGGCGGCATCGGCCTTGGCCCAGAAGGTCAGCGCGAGGACTTTGCCCTGCAGCGGCACGCTGTCGGCGGTTTCCAGCGCCTGGGCGAAGTCCATGATGTCCGTTTCCGCGTTCTCCTCGTCGCGGCGCACGCGCGCCGAGTTCAGGAAGCCGACAGGGGCGTCCGACTTTTGCTCGACGACCATGCCGATCGCGGTACCTGCCCGGCGCATTGCCCAGCGGTCGACCGTGTAGGTCACGTTGGAGGCTGAGTTGGCGTGCGGGCTGACACGCTGGTCGACCTCCATGCCGCCGTTGACGATCTTGTTACGGAAGGCGGCGAGCGGCGAGCCGAGGGCGACGAGGCTGTCGAGCAGGCCGGCCTGCGCCTGGGCGCCCAGGGTGGTGCGCGCCGACGCCGCGTCGGCATCGTCCAGCACCGTCGCCATGAATGCCGAGACAAGATTGCCGCCCTCGGGTGCGACGGCCGGAATGAGCTGGCCGGTGCCGTCGAAGCCGAGATACTGGCTAGCCCGCGCGGCGGCGTCTGGCAGGACCAGCCCGCTGGTCGGGTCCGTCGTCGACAGGGCGATCGTGCGGTCGACGTCGTTGGCGACCTGCTGCAGCGCGGCGGTGAGGTAGTCGAGCTCGTCGTTCAGCACGCTGGCGCGGAACTCGCCGCCCTCCTGGAAGTCCGACGTGCGGGTGATCTCGATCTCCCGCGCCAGCGTCACGGTGACGCCGTTCGCCGGCGCCGTGTCGAACGTGACGTCGCCGCCCGCGGTTTCGCCGGCGCCGTTCACGGAAAAGCCGCTCTCCTGCTTGACGTCGTCGAGATAAACCGCGAGGTCGGCGGCGGCGAAGATCGGGAACAGGTAGACGAAGGCCGTGACGACGCCGTCGGCGACGTGCTGGACGCGCGGCACTTCGGTGCCGATTTGTGGATGTGCTCGCTCATGGCGGTGCCCCTCAGCTCTTCGGCCAGTAGGCCAGCGCGTCGCGCGCCAGCCTCTCGCCCATCGAGAACAGGTTGATGCGGCGGCGTGGCCGGTTCATCAGGCTGGCCAGGCGCAGCCGGTCGAATTCGGCGTCTTCGGCGGCGGCGCGGTCGCTCTCGGCGGACAGGCCTTGCAGCACCGCGGCACCGGAGCCGCCCGTAGCGCCCAGGCCGCGCGCGCCGAACGAGGCGCGCTGGCGCGCCAGCACGCGCTTCAGCCGTTCCTTGCGGCGGCGCTCCTCGGTCGCCATGGCGAGGCGCTGGCGCTCGATCTCGTGGGTCGGCACCGGCGCCTCCTGGTTTGCGTCGGAGAATTGCCCGGCGACGCCCAGCACGGACGACGCGATCCCCAAGGGCAGCGTGGCTGTTTCCTTTGAAGCCATCAGTCGTTCACCTTCATCTCGGTGGTTACGGACAGGATCGTGCAGTCCAGCGGCGCGTCCTGGACGACGCGCCACAGCGGCTCGGCACCGCCGCGGCGCCAGCCCAGCGCGCGGATCTCCATATCGCCGGTGAACGGCGCCACCGGGCTGTCGAGCACGCCCGTGGGGCCGAAGCGCTTGAACGGCACCTCGCGGAAGCCGCTGCCGGTGTCGACGCGCAGCGCCGCCGTGTCGGCAAGGCGGAAAGTCACCGCGATCAGCCGCATGGCGACGGCCTGGGCCGCGCCCTGCGCGTTGCGCGTGGCCGGCGGCAGCGGCTCGACCTCCACGGTGTAGGGCAGGCCGATCTCGACCGCCCCCGCGGGCTGCGCCAGGCTGGCGGTGCCGGACGAGACGCTGACCAGAGCCCGCACGCTGCCGTCGGCGACGACGGCGACGCTGCGCCCCTCCAGGTGGTCCAGGCCGCTCCAGTCGGTCTGGGGCGGCGTCGCGGTGGCGGTCGCAGCGGCATCGGTGTTGAGCGTGTCGTCGAAGCACTCGATGAACACGGTGCCGGCGCGCTCGACCAGCACGTAGATGTCCTCGCCGACGCCGGCGATGGCGCGGAAGGTGCCGTCGGTCGTGGCCAGGGCCCAGCCGGAGACGCGCTCGGCGCGGAACAGGGTCACCGTCGCCAGATTGCCGTCGGCCAGCACCACGTGGCACATGCGCCGCGCCGGGTCGTATTCCAGGTCGATCGCGCCCGTCATCACGTGCTGCGACAGCATGGCCAGATCGGTCGCCTGGTAGGCCTGCTCGACGTCGGTGAACAGGAACTCGCGCAGCTCGCGGCCATTGCGGGCGACGAAGACCGTGGCACCGTCGACGTCGCGCGGCGCCAGCGCCCGGTCGACCGGTGCGCCGACGCGAGTCTGGCGGTGCAGCTGCACGTTCTCCGGCGTCAGCGGCTCGCCGGTCACCATCCACTCGGCGCCGGACGTGAAGACCTGCAGGTGGCGGCCGGAGAACACGGCGCGGATGGCGTTGACCTGGTCGGAGACGATGGGGAACTCGATCGCCTCGTCGTCCAGGCCCTCGGCCAGGTCGAAGTTGAAGAAGTCGGACGACTTGGAAAGCCACAGCCGGTTCGGCAGGTCGCGGCTGCCGCCGATCACCAGCCGGTCCTGGTGGAAGGCGACGGTGACCGGCCAGCCGCGCACGGGGCTGAAGGCGGCCTCCTCCCAGTCCTTGGTTTGACCGGCACCGAGCAGCGTCTCCTTGACGACCGCGGTGGCCGAAGTCGGCGACGCCACCGCGGTGACCTCGACCTGCTTCTCCTGCAGCCGGAAGCGGTGGCCGATATGGCCGTCGTCGAACACGTCGGTCGAGGCGGTCAGTGTCACCGTGCCCGTCGTGGCGCTGGCCCCCACCGTGACGTCGGGGTCATAGAACTTGTGGAACGGGATGCGCACCGCGTCGCTCTCGGTGACGAAGGCCCAGTCGGCGAGCGTCCAGTCGGTGTGCGAGGTGCGGGTCAGTTTTTGCGGCACGTGGTCCGGATGTACCAAGAGCAGCGTGTCGGCGCTCTGTGTCCAGCTCAGCTGGTCGAGGTCGCTCTCCGACCACGGCGTGGCCACGTCGGCCACCGCCACGCCGTCGCGATAGACGTCGAGGTGCAGGTCGGTGAAGACCAGCAGGTAGACCTGCTCGGTGTTGAACTCGAAGCCGACCAGCCGGCCCGGTCCCCGCGCCGTGTCGATGTGGCGCAGGCCGGGGCGCCGGCTGATGCCGCCGGTCGGGTGGATGAAGACGTTGCGCAGGCGCGCGGCGCCGTTCGTGTACGCGGCCATGTCGCCGCGGCCGAACATGCGCGGGCTCAGCTCACCGGCCGTGAAGCTGGTCTTCAGCAGGCGATTGCGGGTCATCAGCCGCGCACCGCCGTGAGGGTGAAGTCCTCGACGCGCGACGGCGTGTCCTGCTGGCTGTCGATCAGCCGAGCGTTGCGGAACTCCTGCTGCGCCAGGCGGTGCAGCAGGTCGGCGCGGCTGGTGCTCTCGGTCACCGGCAGGCAGAATTCGGCCGCCAGGCGCGCGATCAGCGTCTGGTCGAAGAACGGCGGGAACGAGGTCTCCGCCGGGCGGAAGATGTAGCTCAGCACCACGCGGTCGGCGCTGGAGTGCAGGCGTTGCTCGGCGATGCGGTAGTCGAGCCCGCGGCCGCGCCCGACCGGGCCGGCCGACAGCGCGCGCAGGAAGTCCGGCGGCAGCTGAAAGGCATAGGGAAAGTCGGCGACCGGCGCCGCGGCCAGCTGCGGCAGTTCGGTCTGGCCGGTGGCGAAGCTCCAGGGGTGCGCCGACAACAGGGCGTCGCGCAGGCTGGGATAGAGGTTCGCCGCGACTTCCGCCTCGGCGGTGCCTTCGTCGAACGAGGCGATGGTCTTCGCGCCCAGCGAGGGCAGCGCGCGGCTGCACAGGGCGATCGCGCTCAGCGCCATGGACCTGGTCCTTCCGGTGCGTGTGGGTCAGAAAAAAACAGCGCCCCGCGGGGGAAGCGGACCCCGCGGGGCGCCGGCCGCGCGGCGTGGCGGGCGCTCAGTCGGTGTCGACGGCGCCGAAGGCGACCATGTCGCCCAGGTCGACCACGCCGCTGGCGTTCGTCAGCACGACGAACATGCCGTGTCCCGGCGTGCCGTCGGTGTCGACGTTGGCGACGATCATGTCGCCGACGCGCAGCATGTCGCTGGCGGCGTTGAAGTAGCCGGACGAGTCGACCGTCGCGGCGGTATCCACCGTGCTGTAGTGCCACAGCGTGAAGCCGTTGGCGTAGGCCAGCACGGAGAGATTGCGGGCGTCGTAGGCCATAGCTCAGCCCTCCCCTCAGCTCTCGAGGCAGCGCATGACGACGACACCCTGGCCGTCGATCAGGCACGCGCCCTGGCTCATCATGTTGGAAACGAAGTGCGCGGCGCGGTCGCCGTGCCAGGTGACGTCGGCATTGACCTCGGAGCCCGCGGCATGGCCGATCGCCGACTTGTGGTACCAGTGGCAGAAGCGCACGTCGGAGCCGTCCTTGGTGAGCCCGGAGTGCGGGATCCACAAGGCGCCCAGCCAGCGCTTGGCCTGGGTGCCGCGCCAGGGCAGCTCGTCGGCACCGACATAGTCGGCGTTGGCGAACTCCTGGATGGCCAAGAGGTCCGACCACTGTTTCCAGCCGATGACGGCGAAGCGGTCGCCGTCGTCGGGCACGTCGGCGCCGCCCAAGAGCTCGAACGCCTCGAGCACCTTGTCCTTGGTCAGGCCGTCGGCGCCGGTGCCGGCGTAGGTCGTCGAGGTATCGAGCGCGGCGATGACCAGCTCGTCGGTCTTGCGCCCCAGCGCGTAGGCGCCGGCGTTGGCGATGACCCCCATCTCGTTGATGTTGGTCTTCAACTCGTCGAGCTCGTCGACCCAGTCGCCGGCGTAGAAGTCGCTGAGCGCGCACTCGACGGGCTCGTGATCGACGTTCATCACCGGCACCTTGCCGTGCCGTGCCTTGGTGGTTGCCGTGCCCTTGCCGACCTTCTGAAACACGGTGGTCGACCCGGTCACGTCGTTCTTCGAGCGCACCGTCGCGCGCAGTTTCGAGCCCTGCCGCTGGTACGCCTGATGCACCTCCGTCTGGTAGTGTTTGACGAAGGCATCTGCGACGTCGTTAGACATTCTCCTCTGATCCTCGGTTCACGGGGTTGCGTGGGATCGCCGTGACGCCGGTTGTCGATGCGCGCGCCAGCGCGGCACCGGCCAGGTTCAGCGGCAGCGACCGGGCCCCGCCGGAAAACAGGCATGGTTGTCCGGTCGCGTGCGGGATGACGGGGCAGCGGCGTGCCGCCCCTTCACGTCCGGGCGTCAGCCCGGGTAGAGCGTCTCGAAGCCCTCGCGCACGCGGGCGACGATGTCGGGGTCGCGGTCGCGCCAGTAGCGCGGGTCGCGCATCAGCTCCTTGATCGCTGCCTCGCTCTCCGGGTCGGGCGCGTCGTCGGCCGTCAGCGGCGCCAGCGCGGCGCCGAACTCAGGCCCGAAGGCCTTGGTCAGCAGCAGGCGCATGCGCGGCGTGATCGCCGCCTCCAGCTCCTGGACCTCGGGCGGCGTCAGCCGACGCAGGGCGTGCTGCATCACGGGCATGACGAGGGTGTCGATGTCGGCCGCGGGCGCCGCTGCCGGGGCAGCGGCGGCGGGCGGCCGCATGTCGAACTCTTGCATGGCGGATTCCTTTTTTTGAGAGCGCGTCTGCGCGGGGAAAGGGGTGTGGGCGCCGGCCGCCACCCCGTCAGGAGATCAAGTGCTGGGCAGGTTCGGCCGGCGCCCCGGGACAGGCACGAAAAAGGGCGACTGGTTTCCCAGCCGCCCTTTGGACGCACCTGTCCCGTCGACAGGGGACTATGTAGCGCAGATCGTGGCGGATGTCAAGAATTATTTCCTATGACACCGCGATTCAGTCCGGGTACAGCCGCGACCAGGCGGCGCGGACCTGGGCGACGAGGTCGGGGTCGCGGTCGCGCCAGTAGCGCGGGTCCTGCATCAGGCGCTTGACGTCGGCCTCGCCGAGGCCGGGGGCGCCCTCGCCGGCGCGCACCAGCGCCGGCTCGTCGCCGGCCATCATGCGCTCCAGCGCGCGCACCCCCTCGAAGCTGCCGGCCAGGCTCTCGAACGCCTCGGCCGGCAGGTTGGCGCGGGCCCAGCGGCCGAGGCGGCCGCGCAGCTCGGCCCACTTCTCCGGGCCATAGTGCATGTTGAGGCGCTCGAGCTCGTGCGCCGCGGTCTGCTGCGCCGCGGCGACGCCGGCGGCGGCGTTGTTGAGCCGCGGCAGCACCTCGGCCGCCAGGTCGTAGACCAGCTGCGCCTGCACCGGCGTGAGCCCGGCAGCGTGCGGATAGGCGTCGATCTGCGGGTCGCGGCCCAGCGTCGCGCCGACCTCCAGCCGGTAGCCGTCCGGCGTCTCCGGCACGCCCAGGGCGCGGTGAAAGCGGCCGATCGCGACGGCGTCCGCGTCGTCGCCGGGCACGGCGACCGAGCCGCCCAGCTTGCGCTCCAGTTCGCCGTAGGAGCGGGCCAGCGCCTCGGTGCGCACCTGGCTCCCCTCGGCGTCCCAGAACTTCTCCGGCACGTAATCCGGCCGGGGCTCTGGCATGGTCTCGGCTTCGTTCGGCGCCGTCTCGGCAGCCCTCTCGATATCGCTCATGACGTGGTGTCCTCCGAAGGCCCGTCGCGGCCCAGCTCGATCAGGGCGGCGACGTGGGCGACGAGGGCGCGCTGGCCCTCCAGGTGGCGCAGCGCCGCGTCGCTGGCGTCGGGCGCCAGGTAGCGCTCGCGGGTCAGGCGGTTGAGGTGGGCGAGCACGCGCCCGCCGTCAGTACCGGCGAAAGCGCGGGCGAAGGCGCGGGCGGTGTCGACCAGCGCCTCGTCCGGACGCTCCGCCGGGGCGGCGAACCAGTCCCAGCCGTGGCCGTTAGGCGTCGCCATCGGCGCCTCCCGCCACGGCCGCCTGCGATGAAGCCGCCGGCGCCGGCATGATGCTGGGCGGCGCCGGTTGTACGCCCGGCGGCGCCGGCAGCACGCTGGGGGGCGTCGGCGCCTGCGCAGGGTCGCGCAACAGGTCCGGCGGCACGTTGAAAGCGCGCGCCATCCAGCGCGCGGTGCGCACCGGGTCGATCGCCTGCAGCGCCTCGGGCCCCAGCTCCGCCAGGCCGCGCAGCCAGACCATGACCTGCTGCGCCTCCTGCTGCGCCTGGGCGCTGGCCAGCGGCGAGCGGTACTGCAGGTCGACGGTGCGGCCGTCGAGCACGATCGGCGGCACCTCGCCGCGGCGCCGCAGGATGGCGAGCGCGCGGCCGATCAGCGGCGTCAGCAACTCCGACTGTAGCCGGCCGTAGGTCGCGCCCAGCACACGGCCGACCTCCTCGGCACGCTCCAGCACCTCGGTCGCGGTCATGCTGGGCGCGTCGACCTGGCCAAGGCGATCGGCCAAGAGCGCCCGGCGGATGTGCCCGCGCAGCTCGACCAGCAGCCGTTCCGAGAGGTCGAACTGGCCGGGGGCCGCGAGCGGCGACAGGCCGGCGGAGCCGACCGCCTTGGGGATGATCGAGCCGGGCACCAGGCGGACGGTCGCCGGGTTGAGCACGCCGTCGTCGTCGGCCTGCCAGATCCCGGTGACCGCGATGGTCGCGTTCTTCAGCACCAGCTCGACCACCTTGTTGGCGGTCTTGATGTCCGGCAGCGCCTTCATCACCGGCGAGCGGCCATAGGCCTCGCCCGGCGCCTTCATCCAGCGGAAGTTGATGAACGGCGAGGCGGCGAAGCGGCCCTGGGCCAGCACCGTTGGCGACGCCGTAGACGCGGCGGTAGGGGCATTGGTGGCGCCGTCCGGTGGCTCGATAAAGGCAACGTACCCGTAGCCGCCGTCGTCCGGCAGCACGGCTTCGACCACCGCGACTTGGCCCGGGCCGCCGCTGCGCTCGGCCTGGACCGCGGCCTCGGGCACCGGCGCCTTGGGGAAACGTGCACGGAAGCGCTCGACGCTCAGGACGCTGCGCCGGAAGGTGACGTCGGGCCGGCCCTCCGGCCCCTCCTCCAGCGCCAGTTCGCCCAGCGGCACGGCGGTGAAGCGGAAGGCGCTCGCCGCGCCGACGTCGGCCTCCTCGAACAACTGCGAGGCGGTGCCGCCGGTGACAAGGTCGAGGAAGCACTGATGCACCTCGACGGCGAAATTGGAGCGGTCGAGCTGGGTCTGCAACGCCGCCGCGGCCTCCTCGAGCCGGGGCGCTGCCGCTCGGCGTCGTCGAGGCCGGGGCCGCCGGCGAGGCCGATCCAGCGCGACCAGGGCGGCGTCAGCCGCGCCAGCAGGCTGGCGGCGAGCTGCTCGACCGCATCGGGCGCGGTGCCGTCGAACAGCTTGTCGGTGCGCTTGCTGCCCGGCGCGGCGCCGCTCCAGGTGTCGCGCTGCGTCAGGGCGTAGTCGTAGGCCTCCTGCCAGTGCGCTTCCCAGGCGCGCCGCCGCTCGCGCAGGCGGCGGTAGCGGCGTAGCACGGCGGCCGGGTCGAGGGGCGAAGGGTCGGCCATGGCGGTCAGTCTCCCAGGTGCTGCTTGCCGCCGAGCGGCAGCTCGTCGCGCAACCGCAACAGGCCGCGCGGCGACGTCGCGATCGTGCCGGCGCGGCCGCGCTGGCGGCGGCGCAACATGTCGAGGCGCGCGGTGCGGCGCTCCTCCTCGGGGTCCGGCGCGGGCTCGGGCGCGGGGGGGGG